CTGGTTTCCACGATGCTCTCAAGAGCCTCGGGGTTTGCACTGTTGACCTCTCGAAGATACGCAGGTGTCACGTCGACACCTTTGTATGCGTCCATCCCACACGATTCGCGGAAGAATCCTCGATAGTGTGATTTTGACGTGTTTACTTTGAGAAGGAGGGACTCTAAGAGCCCCTTTAGCACCGGGTATACGTCGACGGGAACAATGATGTCGTCCCCGAAAACGCGAACTTGGTTAGCAGTCTTAGATATGTTACCATACCCCTTCTTGTCGCGCGTTATAGCCATGGCCCAAAGGGCGATGAGACTAAATACGATCGACTGGATCGGGAACACGGTAGCATTACCCTGAGTTGCATATTTGGAAAGCAAGATCTGCTCCCCAAACATGTCTCGAAGGGCCCTCGTTCTGCAGGCATGCAAGCCATCCAAAAGAGGACGGTTGACGCGGAATATGTATTCCACAAGTCGGCATGTAAGGCGGTCGGACGCCGAGGAGAGATCCACGGTAGCCCATTTGCCATCTACAGAAGCCTCAAGTGCCATCTCTCGCGATCGCTGCTGTGAACGAAAGTTCACGCACTTTTTCAAGAGAGACTTGCTCACGCCCTGTTCCAGCCACGCGCGGATTCCTTGTTGGATCCACATGTGAGACGTCGGCTCGGCCGCAATTAATCGCGGACCGGCCGCAGTCTTTGGGACAGCGACGAGTTTTGAGGGGTACTCCCGGTAATCTGCATACTCCGGCATCTGCAAAGATGTCGAGGCGTGCCAATCATACGGAAATACCTGGTCTAATTTCTCCGGCCAGTAGATGAAGTCGTACTTTACGAAGCCATCTACTTTGTCGGAAACGGCACCAGGTCCGTGCTTTGGTCGTATTGTAGCGGGATCAAAATCTCCAAACTGGGATATGACTCTTCGACAGAAGTTGAAGAATCCGTCCCAATCGGGGTCAAAGTCCAACTGCAACAGGGTTGCACTATCGGATCCAAAAAGGTCCGTAGTATCGGACTGTCCACCGACTCCCCAGATGGGGTGACCGGCAAGACGAGTCCAAACAGGAATATTGCTATTCCATGTGCGATCCCGAGGCTTCGGTAGCGATCTTTCGATCGCATGGAAGGATTGTACACTTTCATTAATGTACCTTTCCTCACACTCGATGTTCAGCTTCTTTGCAAATAGTAAAACATTACGCAGAGACTGAATGTATGAAGTGTCGAAGTCCGACAAAAGCGTTCCATCAGGCTCAAAGATTTGGGCGAAAAGTGACGTCAACAGACGTGGCCGTTCGTCCTCACCCTTCTTCCGTGACCCAAAGTGGGGCGGTCGAGGTTCAATGAGTCTTCCTTCATCAAGTGAGCTTTCGAGCCACTTGGAAACTGAAGGTAGGGCTATCGTAAAGAACGGTAGCCCACAACTGACACTGCTTTCGAGCAGGCGAGACAAATCCCGCTGTAAGTCAGTACTGATGGATGGGTGCAATAACGCAAGGTCTTTGAATAGACCTGCGTACAGTGCACGCACCTCTTCAAATACGGTTTTCATGCTATCCTACCTTTTGTTTGGATGGTACAACATCGTATAATGTCGTCTAAGACTCCGCCCCGGCTACGCTAGCCGGGGCGCTACAACATCAACTGTGATGTTGCGGTCCTTTAGTTTTCACCAAGGACCAGTCCATCATCAAGCGTCGCCAAGAGAGCTGCGAAAGCGGCTTCGAGAGCGAGCAGATCAGATGGAGCGGAACCAAGACGAGACCGCATGGTACTCGTCACCGAGAAGTACTTTTCAGTAGCTTCCGGAGTTGCAAAGATAGTCCGTTCAACGTAAACGTTGTGACGGAGGACCTTGCCAGTCGAAAGCTGGTCCGTCGTATGACGGATCTGCAT